GTTTGGTACGTTGGAACTACAAGAGCACGTAACAATTTATATAAACTAAAAGCAAAAATAACTAGGAAAGGATATCAGTTATGACAAGTAAAGATATGTTTGAAAGCGCATTTCCACAAAGTAAACAAATAGGCGGAAGTCACTATAAAGATTTTCACATTCAACCCTATGAGTTTATTTCTAAGAATGACCTTTCTTTTTTTCAAGGAAACGTTATAAAGTATGTGTGTCGTTATAAAAATAAAAATGGCATACAAGATTTAGAAAAAATAATTCATTACTGTGAATTAGAAATTAAAAAGATGAAAGACATAGGTAAAAAGAAATGAATCCAGTAGCCGTACATGATTTATGTTTTTTCACACTATGCACTTATTACTTTTGGACTAGGTTAATATGATAGTACCTCATACAGAATGGGTAATGCCCACTGAGTTTCCTGATCTAAGAGATGCAGATGAGATAGCAATTGACTTAGAGACAAGAGATCCTGATTTAAAATCAAAAGGTTCTGGTTCTATAATTGGTAACGGTGAAATTGTAGGTATTGCTGTAGCTGTAGATGGATACAAAGGTTACTTTCCAATTGCACATGAACAAGGACCAAACTTAGATCGTAAAAAAACTTTAGAATGGTTCAAAGATGTTTGTGCATCACCTGCTACAAAAATATTTCATAACGCTATGTACGACGTATGTTGGATACGTAATTTAGGTATAAAAATCAATGGTTTAATCATAGATACTATGATTGCAGCATCATTAATTGACGAGAATAGATTCTCTTATACCTTAAATACTTTATCCTGGAATCATTTAGGTGAAGGTAAAAACGAAGCACGATTAAACGAAGCAGCTAAAGAAAGAGGTTTAGATCCAAAAGCAGATATGTGGAGAATGCCTGCAATGGAAGTTGGAGCTTATGGTGAAAAAGATGCTGAACTAACTTTAAAACTTTGGCACAAATTAAAAAAAGTAATTGTTGAAGATAACTTACAAGATGTATTTAATCTTGAGACAGATCTTTTCCCTTGTCTGGTCGATATGCGCTTCCTAGGGGTTCGGGTAGATGTGAATCGAGCCAATCAATTAAAAACAGAATTGGAAACAAGAGAGCTAGACCTAGTAGCATCAATAAAAGCACAAACAGGAATAGATATTCAATTAATGGCAGCAAGAACGATTGCTCCACTTTTCGATAAATTAAATTTAACATACTCTAGAACTCCAACTGGTGAACCTTCTTTTACAAAAGGTTTTTTGTCTAATCATCCACATCCTTTAGTTAAGACTATAGCAGAAGCTAGAAAAATAAACAAGGTACGAACAACGTTTATAGATTCTATTATTAAATATGAGCACAAAGGTAGGATTCATGCAGATATAAATCAAATACGATCTGATGATGGAGGGACAGTTACAGGAAGATTTAGTTATCATAATCCAAACTTACAGCAAATACCTGCCAGGGATCCGGAAACAGGGCCTTTACTTAGATCATTATTTATACCTGAAGAAAATTGTAACTGGGGAACTTTTGATTACTCGCAACAGGAACCAAGACTTGTTGCACACTATGCATTAAAATTTGGATTACCTTCTGTAAATACAATTGCAGATTCATATGAGAATGATCCCTCAACAGACTTTCATCAAATTGTAGCAGAGATGGCATCTATACCTAGATCACAAGCTAAGACAATTAATCTTGGATTATTTTATGGTATGGGTAAAACAAAATTACAAGGTGAGTTAGGTGTATCTCCAGAAAAATCTGAAGAACTATTTTCTAAGTATCACAGTCAAGCACCTTTTGTTAAACAATTAATGAATCAAGTTATGAAAGCTGCTCAAGAAAGAGGACAGATTAAAACTTTACTTGGTCGTAAATGTAGATTTCCTAAATACGAACCTATATTACGTGGAGCGGATTGGGGAACATATGTACCTGCAGAAGATGATGAACGTATGAGAGAACTTCAAGAAATGGGACCTCACTTAAAAGATTTTGAAGGTAAAGTTATTACTGATAAAGATGGTAAACCTAAGAAAAATTATTGGTATAACAATCCAACAAGAAGAGCATTTACATACAAAGCATTAAATAAACTTATTCAAGGATCAGCTGCAGATATGACTAAAAAAGCTATGGTTGATTTGTATAAAGAAGGTTTATTAGCTCATATACAGATACATGATGAATTAGATTTTTCTATTGAATCAAAATCACAAGCTGATAAAATAAAACAAATAATGGAACAAGCAGTAGAGTTGGAAGTTCCTAATAAAGTTGATTACGAATCAGGTCCTAACTGGGGCGAAATTAAATAATGAGGAACTATGGCTTATTTAAATGCGAATATACCACCAATCTATTGCAAAATAAGGAAGGAGTATCTTTATGACTTTACCGGACATCATGGAGAAAGTGAAGACTGCGTTGTCTTCGGGTTATCAAGCATTAGTGGGAAGGCGCTCTTATTTCATGTTATGCTACCGAATGGTGCGGTCTTTTATAGGTTGCCTATCAGCGCGTTTTTCCAAAAACATCTTTCTAGATCCCAAGTGCCGGATATGTCAGTCGACTCGTTACAGTTGTGGAACTGTTTCAGTTATTATCCTAGCGTTCATTGCTTTGATTGGCTGGCTGGTATAAGTGGCAAATTTAAGGCAAAAGATAAAAAATTTTACAAAGGTCAATACTTATTTACGGTTGACTGGGCACATCCAGAGACTAATATACTAAACACGGAACATTCAGAGATTCCGCAAGAGCACAAGTGTGCACACATAATTGCATTGGAAAATGGTAATTATGCAGCGCAGCCAAACAATAGAATCATTTGGCATGTTAATAGTTATACAACAGATAATTCATGGCCAGACTACAAAGTACAAAATACAGTTTGGGAAGTAGAAGGATCTGATTGGGTAACAGAAGATTCTGATAAAATGTTTTATGAGATAGAGGACAAAGATGGCTAAAAAAACTTATTGTAATATTTGTGACCACGAATGTCATTGTGTTGGTAAAGGTTATTTTGTAACTAGTAATCAATGCGGTACATGCATTTGTGATAAATGTGATTGCAAACCTAGAATATTAGGTGCACCTGAAAAGAAAAAATCTTGGTGGCAAAGATATATAGATTGGTTATGGAGTTAAGTATGAAAAAATGTAAACAATGCGAGAAAGAATTCCAACCAAAAGATGAATTAGATTTATTCTGTGGTCAAGATTGTAAAGAAGAAGCATTAGCAGAACTAGATTCAGGTTCTGATGAGTGTTTATCATGTCAATAAAAATAAACGAGAATACAAGTATCGGTCTTCCGTTACGTAATTTAATAGGATTAATTGCAGCTGTAGTCATAGGTGCATGGTTTGCATTTGGTGTTATTGAAAGACTTAATGCACTAGAGACTGCTAATAAATTATTTGAACAAGATTTATTAGAAGCATCAGCACAAAAACCAATTGATCAAGAACAGTTTATGTTACTAGAACATATAGCAGAAGGATTAGAAAAATTGACTGAACGTGTTGATGGTATGATGAATAACAGAGTTAATATTGAAAGATTACAAACAGATGTTGAAAGACTACGAATAGACGTAGAGAAATTGAAAGATAGTGTAAGAGCTAATATTGGAAAATTAAATGGGAATCATTAATGATCAGTATTGTTTTTGCGTTGTGTTTGTTTATTAATGGAGAGTTGATTGAACATCGAATACAAGATAGTCTATCTACTTGTTTAAAGATGAAAAGAGAAGCAACACGTAATATGGATATGACTAATAAACAATTTATGTGTGGTGAAGTTGAAGCTGAACTTGAAAAAAATGTTGATGGTAGTATAAGCATAGGTAAAATTATAAAAGCAAAATGAATCTTTCCCGAAACTTTACTCTGCAAGAGTTAATCAAATCGGATACAGCGATCCGTTTAAATATTGATAACAATCCTAATGGTGATCAGATTGATAAGTTAAAACAACTGTGTGAAAATGTACTGCAGCCGGTACGAGATCAGTTCGGTAGAGTGAAGATTACATCAGGCTTCAGGTCCCCGGAACTTTGTAAAGCAATAGGTAGTTCTGAAAATTCACAGCATGCCAAAGCTGAAGCCGCAGATTTTGAAGTGTTAGGTGTAGATAACGCTGAAGTGGCTGATTGGATACATAAATATTTAGAGACAGATCAATTAATTTTAGAATTCTATACGCCAGGAGAGCCCAATAGTGGCTGGATCCATGCAAGTTGGATACCCTATCAACCAAGAAGACAATTTATGCATGCTTATAGAGAAGATAAAAGAGTTAAATATAAACCCATAATAGGAAAGGCGGTTGATTTATGCCAATAGGAAGATCATCAATACCACAACAAATAGATGGAAAATTAAGAGGTGCTAGAGGTGAAAAAAAGAAAAAATTACAAAT